GTGCAAGGCTGACAAATAAATTCACGGTCCGCTTTGAGAATATAACCATCCCTGCAAACACGACGGCCAACATCGGTTTTGTCGTTACCAATACCACTTTAACTCAACCGCAGTTATTCAATGTCCTGTCGGGGGCAACGGTCCAATGGACCTGCCTTGAAAACCCCGTTGGTATCGGCGTGCTGGATATGCGGACCGCACTCCCTGCCGATGTCAAGCAGAGCGACCTCCTGCAAGATTTGCAGAAGATGTTCAACCTGCAATTCATGCCTGACCCGCAAGACCCCAAACTCCTGTACATTGAACCATGGAAGGATTTTTACGCTTCGGGTTCCTTGGACTGGTCGCAGAAATCCGACGAGAACGCCGAGCAGAATATCACCAACGGCGACCCCAACGCCTACACCAATGTCATGTTTAAATACAAAGACATGGGTGACTATTTATCCAAAACCTACAAGCAGTCCTATCCATTGGCCCGTGAGGGATATGGAGGCCGAATCTTTAACACCTCCAATTTTTACGGCAAGGGGGACAAGGTGGTTGAAACACTATGCGGGACTTTGATACCCGCATCGTTCAGCACGGACAAAATAGTTGGAAGAACTTGGGATATTGACGGAACCCTTGCAAGCGGAACAGTCAAAGCCTTGCAGACGGGCTACCGATTGGCGCAGTATAACCTCATTGAGGGGCAGACCGAATGGGCCTACCAATACGGGGTCAGCGGGAACACGGCCCTATCCGTGGGAATCTTGCGGATGCCTTTCGTGTCCCACATTGACAACCCCTACGCCCCGAATGTGGACCTCGCCTTCGGTCAGCCAAGGTTGGTCTATTACAACGCCGTGAACGCAAGCGGGTCGCCGTACGCCTACACCAACAACAACCTCTACAACACCTACTGGCTGAACTACATCAACGAAACGGTCAGTCAGGAAGCATTGCAGTTGGAACTCACGATGATGCTATCAAGCGTGGACATCTACCAACTGGACTTCCGCAAGCCAATCTATTACGGCGGCATCCGTTGGCGACTGCTGGAAATTCGGGACTACCTGGTCGGGCAGATGAAGCCGTGCCGAGTGACGCTCCGACGCATCCTCAACCTTGCCGACTTTGCTGCAACCACGACCACCCCGATTGCAAACGACCCGTCGGGACTATTTAACGGTCCGATTGACCCCGACCCTGTGGACCCAGGGTATGAAGCACCCGTAAACCCCGAACTACCCTCCGAAGGATAACCATGGCAGATGTAACTAAAGAAATCGTCCTTGAAGTAGGACTCAAAGATTCCACCGCCGCTGGCACGACCAGCGCAAAGACCCGCTTGCGGGAATTGCAGAAGACCCTTGCGGACATGGCCCTTGCAGGGCAAGACGGGACGAAGGCATTCCGTGACATGGAACGGGAGGCGGGAAAACTGAAAGACCAAATCGGGGACACGCAGCAGCGGATTAAGAACCTCGCCTCGGACACCCGAACCATTGACACCTTCGTCGGGGCTATTCAGGGTATTACTGCGGGATTCCAAATTGCACAGGGTGCGGCGGCACTATTTGGAGCGGAGGAAGAAGAACTGCAAAAGTCCTTGGTCAAAGTCCAAGCGGCCATGGCCCTCGCCAACGGGGTGCAACAGGTCGCCAACCTGCTGAATAAGGATTCCATCCTGATAACCCAAGGCCAAGCAGCGGCGCAAGCCCTCTACGCCGTGGCGGTAGGAACCAGCACGGGAGCGATGAAGGCCTTCCGTATCGCCCTCCTTGCCACGGGTATTGGTGCAGCAGTTGCGGCAATTGGGTTATTGATAGCCAAGTGGGACGACCTCACCGCAGCGGTGCGACGATACTTGAACCTGCCCGACCCGAAGCAACGGGCAGCGGAGCAAGCGATGGCCCTGCAACGGGAGGAAGCACAGTTGGAGCAGTACCGCCAAGCCTACGACAAGCACACCGATTCCCTCATTGCTGCTGACAAACGAAGGCGAGATGCAGAATTGAAAAATAAAGCAGCAAGAGAAAAAGCCATTGCTGACCGCAAGGCGGAATTTGAACGGATTAAAGAAGTTGAAAAAGAGGTGAATGACGCTCGTATTGAGTTGCAAAAACAATTTGAGAAAGACAAGGAGGACTTGATAATTGCGGGGATGCGAAAGGAAGCGGCTGCAAGAATGCGGTATGCGGCTTTGGAGAATGCAAGGGATAAGTCATCAAAGGCAGGCCAACTCCAGCGTGAGGCTGACCTGCTACAAGCCAAGCAGCAAATGGCTGACCAATCCTTTTCTATCATTGGTGACATCATCACGGCAACGGCAGGGCAGAGTGAAGCAGCACAACGAAAGGCGTTTAATGCGGCTAAAATCGCAAGCATCGCCCAAGCGGTCGTCAACACTTACCTCGGTGCGACTTCGGCTTTAGCAATGACTAAAGAGGTATTCCCAGGTCAGCGATTCGTGCAGGCAGCACTCACGATAGCCGCAGGTCTTGCAAATGTGGCCAAGATTAAAGCGACCCAATTCCAAGGCGGTGGAGGTGGCGGAAGTTCTGCGCCATCACCTGCCGCTGGGAATGCAACTATGACCCCGCCTCCAACCTTTACAAGCCCCCAAACGACCAACCTCGGAACGGGCGACCTGTCATCGGGTCAGGGCCAGCAGAACCAACCCATGCGGGCCTATGTAGTGGAGCGTGACATCCAGCAGACAACCAGCAGGGTGCGCCGCCTGTCCGAATTTGCAACATTGGGCTAACCGCTACATATCCCCACATGGAACTTCCCGTGTACCGAATGACCGTGGACGAAGTGGACGAAGGCGTGCAGTTTGTCGCCCTCGTTGATATGCCTGCGATTGAGAAACCCTTCCAAGCCTTCGCCAAGACCCCGCAAAGATTCGCTGAAACGGGAGAACGCAGGGTGCTGACGGGACCGCTCATGCTGGCAGACACCCCAATCTATCGCAAGGACGATACCTATGGCGAGTATTATGTGGTATTTGACAAAGCGACCATCCGCAAAATCGTGCAGAAGTATTTCAAGCAGGGGAACCAGCACAATGTGAACGCTTACCACAACGCCGAACTGGATGGGGTCTTCATGTTTGAGAGTTACATCACCGACACCGAGCGGGGCATCCTTGCGCCCAAAGGCTACGAGGACACCCCCGACGGCTCTTGGTTCGGGTCCTTCAAAGTGGAGAACGACGAGGTGTGGGAAAATCGCCATGCCTTCAAGGGTTTCTCCGTGGAGGGTCTCTTTGGCATGAAGAACACAGGCACGGAATTAGAGGTCGCACTCGCTGGCCTCGCAGACGATTTGACCAACTTTTTGCAACATATCAACCCAACCTACAAATCCCTTTAATCTATGAACCTAAAATCAGCCATTGACACTTTGCGGACTGAACTCCGCAAGTTCACAACCCAAAAGCAATCCTTCGCCGACTACAAGTTGGTGGATGGAACCGTTGTACGAGTGGACGGCGACCTCGTTGCAGGTACCGCCGTTTATGTAATCACCGAAGACGAAACCCTTCCTGCCCCCGATGGTGAGCATCAAGTTGAGGGCGTTGGTGTCATCAAGACCGAAGGTGGCAAAATCACCGAAGTCGTCGTGGCCGAAGCCCCAGCACCTGCCGAGGAAGTCGCCGTTGCCGCTGAAATAACCCCCGAAGTTGCGGGTGAAGTGGTGAGTGAAATCGCCGAAGGCTATCCAATGGTGGACCCGTTGATGGTGGAAGAAATCGTTAAGAAGCACTTGGTGTCCATCATGGAAGAACTCAAGGCCGCCTACACCGAGATGGGCAAGATGAAAGACAAGATGGCCGCATTTGCATCGCAGATGGAAACCATGACCGACATCGTTGAAAAGGTTGCCGAACTCCCCTCGGAAGCCCCCAAGCCAACCGCATCCGCAATCGTGGAGCAACGCAAGGCCGCCGCAACGCAGAACTTCAATGCCCTCGCACAAGCAATCCAAACTCTCAAAAAATCCAATTAATCCTTAACCCCCCAAACAAAAAGCCATGGCTTATTCATTCGTTTCCCCGCTGACTACTTACACCGAGCAGCAGCGTTTACCCCTCATCACCAAAGCGGTATTCGCCGCTCGTTCTGCTGCCCTGTTCACCAAGCAAGTGGGCATCAAGTCAGCCGCCGCCCTCAACCTAATGGACACCGATGCAAACATCGGGTCAGGAACCGTCTGCGGTTGGTCTGCAACAGGCAACACCTCCTTCACTCAGCGGAATATCACCGTTGGCGTGATGAAGATTCAGGAATCCCTCTGCCCTCGTTCGCTGGAACAATACTGGATGCAGTCGCAGTTGACCGCTGGTTCTACCTACGACGGAGTTCCGTTTGAGCAAGCATTCTCCGAGCAGAAGGCTCTCCGTATCGCCGAGGCTTTGGAGAACGCTATCTGGCAGGGTAACTCCTACTTCAGCGGTGTTAACCAATTGCTGAACGCTGCATCGGGTTCTACCGTTCTTGCCAACGCCTCATCTACAACTTGGAATCCAGTATCGGCTTCCGTTGGTATCACCGATACCAACATCGTTGGAATCTTTGACAAAATCTATTCCGACATTCCTCAAGCCATCTTAAATCGGAATGACTTGGTGATTTTCTGCGGTTGGAACAACTTCCGCACCTTGATTGCCGCCTTCAAAAAGCAGGCTGGTGTCATGTACAATCAAGTGGACTTGCAAGGGTTGGCCGATGGCGACATCTTCTACCCTGGCACGAATGTCCGTGTAGTTGCAGTCCCAGGTTTGACTTCTACCAATCGCATCGTCTGCACCTACCTTGGCAACCTGTTCTACGGAACTGACTTGCTCTCCGACGAGGAAAACTTCTCCTTGTGGTACTCGCAGGACAACGATGAAGTCCGCTTCCAAGCCGCCTTCAAAGCAGGTGTGCAGTTCGCCTATCCCGACTTGATGGTTGACTTCAAACTGGCCTAAGTGTAAGGGGGGAGGGAAACTTCCCCCCGCTTTTTTAGTCTAACATAACCCTCTAAAAATACACTATGTCTTGCTCCCTAACTACGGGCTACGCCCTCGGATGCCGTGACGCCGTCGGCGGTATCAAAACTATTTATGTCCAAGCCTTGAACGCTACAGGCTCCGTGAACACGAACGGCAGCGGCTTGGTAACTGGATTCACGCCTACCTCGGTGTCGGGGTCTTGGTTTGAATACGACTTGACTAAGGCTACCTCCAGCATGACGGAAACCTTGAACGCAAGCACCGAAAACGGCACTTTGTTCTACACCCCCGAAGTGACCTTCA